AGACTGACCAACCACATGAGCGCAGGACGTGCTCTCCGATGGCCTTGCGGCCAGGAGAACCCGTGCCGTGCATCCGCCTATCAGCCAGCTGAAAGATGCGATACAGCTGCTTGAAGCGCTGAAGGACCCGCAGTGGCGGCTGCGCAACCTCTATTACATCAAGGACAAAAACGGCAAGACGGTCCTCTTCGAGCCCAACGAGGTGCAGGAGGAGTTCCTCGAGAAACTGTGGTTCCGGAATGTCGTGCCGAAAGCACGCCAGCGCGGGTTCTCGACGCTGGTCCAGCTGCTCATGCTCGACACATGCCTGTTCGTCCCCGACACCGAAGCCGCCATCATTGCGCAGGACAAGGACACCGCGAAGAAGATCCGCGACCTGAAGATCAAATTCGCATGGGACAAGCTGCCGGCAGTGGTGCGAGCCATGGTGCCGTTGACCACCGACAACGTCACCGAGCTGAAATGGGCAAACGGATCCCGCATGACGGTGTCGTCGTCAGTCCGTGGTGGCACGATCAGTTTCCTGCATGTCTCGGAATACGGAATCGTCTGCCTGAAAGACCCGCTCAAGGCGCAGGAAATTCAGGAGGGTTCGTTTCCAGCGGTACCGGAGACAGGCATTGCCGTCATCGAGAGCACGGTGGAAAGCCCGTATGGCCTGTTCTCGGACATGGTTCGGTTTGCTCGGTCACAGTCTGAGCAGGGTTCAAAGCTCACACGCCTCGATTACAAGCTGCACTTCGCGTCCTGGTGGGACAGCAAGGAATACAGCATCGATCCAGAAGGCATTCCCATATCCCCGCAGGACAACGCCTATTTCGAGCGGGTCGAAGCAGCGATCAAAAGGGAGATCTCGCCCGGGCACCGCGCCTGGTACGTCAAGATGCGTGATGGCACGTTCGGCGGCGAGAATGAAAAGATGTGGCGGCAGTACCCGTCCACACTCGACGAGGCGTTCCAGGTCGCAACCGACGGTCTTTGGCTTGCGAAGGTCATGGCGGCAGCTCGCCGCGAAGGCCGCATATCGAAGGTGCCGCTTGTCCCCGGCATCCCGGTCAACACGTTCTGGGATTTGGGCCCGTCGAGCGACGACATGTCGATATGGCTGCACCAAGAGGTCGGCAAGACAGACAACTTCATCGGCTATTTCGAGGGATCCGGTGAACCGCCCTCTTTCTATGTCCGTGAATTGCAGAAGATCAGGGAACGCCGCGGTTTTGTCTGGGGCAAGCACTTCCTGCCGCACGATGGCGCGCACAGGCGTGTGCAGAACGACAGCCTGAAATCCTACCGAGACATGTTCGAAGAGCTCGGCTTGACCGACATCGAGGTTGTTCCGCGCACCGACGACGTCAACCGCGCCATCGACGGCATGCGCGAGGACTTCGGTAGCTACTGGTTCGACGAAGAAGAATGCGCCGACGGCATCAAGCACCTCGACGGGTTCATGAAGGTTTTCAACAACACCATGCAGATCTGGACCGGTGGCATAGCCAAGAACGGCCATCAGCACGCGGCCGATGCGCTGCGCCAGAAGAGCCAGGCGAAAGAAGCCGGCATGATCACAGGCACCAAAACCACACGGCGCCCGAAGCGCCGGAACAAAGGAGGCAGAGTAGCGTGACAACGATCGCATACCGAGACGGCGTAATGGCCACCGACACACTCGCCGTGGGTGGCGACCTATATCGCGGCAAGGTTCGCAAGATCCAGAGGTTGGAAGATGGCAGTCTACTCGGAATCGCCGGTGATGCTGGGTATCACTGCTTCTTTGAGAAGTGGCTACTGAATAAGCCGACATGGGAAAACAGACCACGGCTACCGGAAAACTCTGACATCTCGTTACTGTTCGTTCGACGTGACGGCCGAATTTTCCATTCAGCTGAAAGGTTGGTTCTCGTCGAGGTGGAAACCGAGTTTATCGCGATCGGCTCAGGGGGCGACTTGGCTATGGGCGCAATGGGTGCTGGGGCGACCGCTAGGCAAGCGGTGGAGATTGCCGCCCGGTTCGATTGCTTCACCGGCGGCAAGATCGACGAGTTTCGTTTGAGCACTCTGAAACAACCGAAAAAGCGGATATCTTTCCCGCCTGACGGAGAGGCAGCGTTCTCGTAGCCTTTTGTTTTCACGCAAATCGTGATAGTCGCCATAGGACAGATGATCACTTTAGTGGATATCCGTTCTTGAAACATTATCACGATCTCACGGTCTATCACCAAAAGCGTGACCTGCACGGGCTTACAGTCGTGGTCGGTTGGGTCAAGGACACCGAAGAAGATACGTGGCTGCGTGCCCTGTATCTCATGCCGGCGGGCTCATACGGCGAATCCGTCAATCACATCTACTACCTGATCGAAAATGTCGACATGCACCAGATCGCCCTGGACGCCGGCAGAGACATAGGCCGCGAGCAATTCGCATACGATCAGGCATCGGCTGCCCTCCAGATGATGGGGCTGACAGACAGCCTGACAATGCGCCACCTGGTCATTGGCATCATCAACGACCACCTCGACACCCTCATTCTCATGCCGCCGCGGCCAGAAGCTGAACAGCGCGCCGCCGCCGATATCGTCATCGAAAATCATATGACCGGCCAACGGCATGAAGCCGTCGCGATGGAAGACGTGTGATGTTTGACCTGCGCGCAAATGACGGATCGGTCCGGAGGGAGGAGTTCCAGTCTCCTATCCCGGCGGGTGAAGAGCCCAAACGAGACAAGACCGGCAACGCGCTGGATTCCAACAAGTCGATGGCGATCCATAGCCGCTTGATGGACCACTACACCCGGGAGCTGGACCGCCAGTTCCTGAACCGGGCCGAGCAGGCAATCGACGCCGACTTCTACGACAACGACCAGTGGCGCGAAGAAGACAAGGCAATCCTTGAAGAGCGTGGGCAAGTCCCGATCGTCTACAACGTGATTGCCTCCTCCGTCGACTGGGTCATCGGCTCAGAGAAACAGTCACGGACTGACTACAAGGTTCTGCCAAGACGCAAGGACGGGTCAAAACCGGCCGAGAAAAAGAAGCAGCTCCTCAAATATCTGTCTGACGTCAACCGCACCCCGTTCCACGTTTCCCGTTCGTTCGAAGACTGCGTGAAGGTCGGTGTGGGCTGGATCGAAGACGGTATCCAGAAAGACGGCGAGAACGAGCCGCTTTACTGCCGGTATGAGAGCTGGCGCAACATCCTGCACGATTCCTCGAGCACAGAGCTCGACCTCTCCGACGCCCGGTATGTGTTCCGTTCAAAGTGGGTGGATGTCGATATCGCCATGTCGATGTTCCCGAAGCGTCGGGCCCTCATCGAAAACTCCGTGGACAGCGCTTACGAACACAAGATCTTCGACATCCACGGCGACGACGCCATGGACAGTCAGGAGATAGCGCTCGACGAGACGCAGCGCACACGGCGTTCTGAAGACCCGTGGGGCGGCTACACCCGTGAACGTGTCCGCCTGATCGAGGCGTGGTTCAAGATCCCTATTCAGGTGCAGATGATTTCCGGCGGCCAGTTCTCCGGAGAAATCTACGACCCGAACTCCCGTGGTCATAACGAAGCCATCGACAGCGGCGAGTCCTTTGTCCGTCCGCAGGTCAAGATGCGCATGCACGTCGCCATCATGACCACGTCAGGGCTGCTGTTCCTTGGCCGCTCGCCGTACCGCCACAACAAATACCCGTTCACCCCGATCTGGGGTTATCGCCGCGACCGTGATCAGCTGCCCTACGGCATGATCCGCCGTCTCCGGGATATCCAGGAAGACATCAACAAACGCGCATCCAAAGCCTTGGCGATCCTGTCTCAGAACAAGGTCATCATGGAGAAAGGTGCGGTCGACGATGTCGACGAGTTTGCCGACGAGATCGCTCGACCGGACGCAATTATTGAGGTGAACACCGGGAAATCTATTGACCTCAATACCGACCGCGAGCTCTCGCAGTGGCACCTCGAGCTGATGGGCCGCAATATCGCGATGATCCAGCAATCATCCGGTGTCACAGACGAGCTGATGGGGCGGCAAACCAACGCCACTTCCGGCAAAGCGATCGAGCGCCGCCAGTCTCAAGGGGCTATGGCAACCACCAAGTTCTTTGACAATCTGCGGTTCGCCAAGCAACTCAGTGGCGAGAAACAATGCGCTAACATCGAACAGTTCATGACCGAGAAGAAGCAATTTCGGATCACGAACATGCGTGGCATACCTGATTTCATCGACATCAACGACGAACTGCCAGAGAACGACGTCACCAGGTCGAAGGCCGATTACGTCATTTCGGAAGAGGATTGGCGGGCCAGCGTCAGACAGGCGCAAGCGGACGCCCTCTTTGAGCTGGTTGCGAAGCTGGCCCCCGTAGCGCCTGGCGCAGTGATGGTCATCCTCGACCTTGTCGTAGAGTCCATGGACATCCCGAACGTCGAAGAAATCGTCAACCGGATCCGGGCTGTCACCGGCCAACGCGATCCGGATGCGGAAGAACCGACGCCGGAAGAAATCGCCCGTGCTGCCAAGGCGCAGGAAGCTGAGCAGATGCAATCAGCTGCAGCTGCCGCCGATCTGCGTGAGAAGGTGGCGAAGGCGGCCAAAACCGAGGCAGAAGCCGCCGTCGCCGGTGCCAAGGTTCCAGGCACCAACGTCGAATCCCTGACGAAGGCACTCGAGGCGGCACGTTCCGCGATCGAGGTGCCCGCGTCGGCGCATATCGCCGATCACATCCTTTCGGAATCTGGCTACAAGTCGCAGAGCGACAAGGAAGCCGAAATGGCTGCCGCTATGGCCGCTGCCCAAGAGCAGCAACAGGCCCAGCAACCTCCCCAGCCAGAGCCAGAACAAGCCAATGCTCCACAGGGCGTGCCGGGTGTCAGTGCTGACCCGAGCCAACCAGCACCAGCCTAAATGAGGGAAACAATGTCCAAGACAGGCTACAGCGAGGACGAACTCGCAGAACTCACCGATGAAGAGCGGGAAGCTCTTGAAGAAATGGAAGTCGATCTTGACGATCCGGAAGCTGATGCGGACGGTGACCCGGATGAAACGGCCGCCAAGGCTGACGACGCCGAGAAGGTCGACGAAGACGCTGGCGATACCGCCCCGGGCGACGGCGGTGACAAGCCGGACGACGACGCCGAGAAGGCCAAGGCAGCTGAAGCCGCAGCCGATGGCGACAAGACGAGGG